AGCGCTGGATTCAGGCTGCGTTCTTTGAGCGTAAGTGGTTCTTTACGAATCAATTAACTGATTGCTACTATGTGGTGCCTGCATTCAAAGATGGTTTCATAAATCTCTATGGCACTGCGGGTCGAAATCTATTCCAGTTTTACGAAGATGCAGCCAATCCTGTAGAGATGGTGCTAGAAACGGCTTTGTTGCCAATGGGTGATCCTATTCGTGACAAGCAGGCTTTGAAGATTGGTATTGAAGCAACGCTAGGTACAACGCCGATTATCTTTTTGGCGTATGTCGATTCGGAAAACCAGCAGTCGCCAGCCATTGACTTTACAAACACAGTCAATTGGACAAACAATCTTGGCAATGTTATTTCTTGGAGTAACAATGTCAGCGTCATTATTGGCTGGTCTGGATCAACTAGCTCTGGCGCTGGTTACTATTTATACAAGAAAGATGCCAAGATGTTTGGCAAGTATTTGGGCATGACCCTAACAGGTAGCGTTACACCGTTTACGATTAACGGTTTCGAGTTTGAGCATGAATTGAGAGCGAGGTTCTAAATGCCAGTACCTAATATATTTGCAAATGCAACGGCGACGATTCCGTTATCGCAACTGGATGCCAACTTTGCCACAGCGATTACGCTAGGTAACACGGCAATTCAGCTTGGCAACTCGGTATCGACGCTAAACAACATGACGTTGGCAAACGTCACGATTAGCTCCGTATCCACACCAGTCACAGTGGCTCAAGGTGGTACAGGTGTTGCCAACATTACTGCTAATGTTGTCATTCTAGGCAATGCAACTGGTGCAATTAAACAGGTTGCGCCGGGAACTACTGGCAACGTACTGACTTCGGATGGTACGACTTGGACAAGTCAAGCGCCGGGTGCTGTAACAGGCAACGTGACGATTGGTAACACTACGGTATCGTTGGGTGGTACGACGAGTTCGCTAGGAAACGTCACACTCAACAATGCAACCATTGGTGATGCGGTAGCCAATAGTGCCAACGTTGCTGGTTTTATTGGCATTCCACAAAATAGCCAAAACAGTAACTACAACATTGTGTTGGGTGATGCCGGTAAGCATATTTACCACCCTGCTGGTCAAGCTGCGGCAACTTACACCTTCCCCGCAAACTCGAATGTGTCGTTTACGGTTGGCGCGGCAGTCACGATCATTAACGGTTCTGCCAACAACGTGACCATTGCGATTACGACTGACACCATGACGTTGGCAAACTCAGCCAATACCAGTTCACGCACCTTGACTGCTAACGGTGTTGCCACCTGCGTCAAGATTACCAATACGTCGTGGATCATTTCTGGGGCAGGTTTGTCATGACAGGCATCCTACAAGCACTTCTGTCGTTTTTTGGCGTATCCACTGCGTCAAGCGCAAACTACATCGAGGACGTATTCTCGACGTACTTGTACACGGGGGATGGAAGTGGCTTTTCCGTTAATAACGGAATAGACCTGTCAACGAAAGGCGGTTTAGTTTGGCTGAAAGATAGGAGTGCAGCCAATATCCACTCACTTTATGACACGGTTAGAGGTGCTACTAATTTTATTCGGTCTGATAGTTCAAATGCGCAATCATCAAACAGCAATTCACTAGCAGCGTTTAATTCAAACGGTTTTGATATCGGTGATGCAATTTACGTTAACACAGCGTCAAACAGATACGTCTCATGGACATTTCGAGAGCAAGCAAAGTTCTTTGATGTAGTGACGTACACGGGGAATGGTTCTAACCGCACCATTTCTCACAATCTCGGCTCTGTGCCGGGGTGCATCATCATCAAGAGTACCAGCAGCGCGGGTGACTGGGCTGTTTACCACAGAGGGGCTACAAGTGCCAACACTAGCGGAGCACAGTTAAATTCCACTGACGCCTTTTTTAATGTCGGCAGTGCTTGGTGGAATTCTACTGCGCCTACATCAACGGTATTTTCATTAGGCACTTCAGGCAGCGTAAATTCAAGCGGTGTAACTTACGTTGCCTATCTGTTCGCCCACGACGCAGGTGGTTTTGGTTTGTCTGGTACGGACAATGTGATTAGTTGTGGGAGTTATGTTGGTAACGCTGATACAGCTAACGGCCCAATAATTACGCTTGGATATGAACCTCAATGGGTACTTATCAAAAATATTGATGTTGCCGGATGGGATTGGTATATTGGGGATAACATGCGGGGGCTTCCTTGGGGGGACTCCATTCAAACTCTTCGCCCCAATTTGACGAGTGCGGAAGCATCCCAACTTGGCTTGGCTCTTCTGCCTAATGGATTTAAGCCGTGGAGCGCATCGGCTGGCATTAATGGATCAGGTAATACATATATCTACATAGCCATCCGTCGTGGCCCGATGAAAACGCCGACGAGTGGAACGAGTGTGTTTACGCCCGTGACTTACACAGGTAATAACGCATCAAACAGAACAATTTCTACTAGCAAAACATATGTGACTGATTGGGTAATGACTTGGGATAGAACCAACGGCACATTTGGTACTGGATCTGGATACAACAGCCCAGTTATTACACGACTTACAGGTTTTGGTGTTAATCCCCCGTATTTGAAAACAAATTCAACAGACGCTGAGGGCGCAAGTGTTGTAACTATTACGTTAAACAACGCACAATTTGATTACACGGTTAGTGGTGCGTCTGGGAATTTGAATGGTAGTGGCATCAATTACATCAACTGGAACTTCGGTCGCGCTCCCGGCTTCTTTGATGTGGTGTGTTATCAGGGGAATTCAACAGCCAACCGTCAAGTGTCACACAACCTCACTGTGGCTCCAGAATTAATAATCGTCAAAAAGCGCAATGGCGCAGATTTGTGGACTGTGTATAACCCAAGAACTGTTGCGACAAACAATGTTCTTTATCTCAACCAAAATGGGGGTCTAACAAGCAACGCAGCCGTATTATTTGGTAATGGAACTTCAGTCGTAGCGCCTACTGCAACCAATTTTACGTTGGGGGCATTCACTTATGTAAATGATTCTGCAAATACATATATCGCTTACCTATTCGCTACAGTCGCAGGCGTATCCAAAGTAGGTAGTTATACCGGCACAGGAACGACACTAACGATTGACTGCGGCTTTACTGCGGGTAGTCGGTTTGTGATGATTAAGCGCACAGACTCAACAGGTGACTGGTATGTCTGGGACAGCGCACGGGGTATTGTGGCAGGCAACGATCCATACTTGCTTTTGAACTCAACAGCCGCTGAAGTCACCAACACCGACTACGTTGACACGGCAAATTCAGGTTTTGAGATCAGCAGCACAGCACCAGCAGGCATCAACGCCAATGGTGGCACATACATTTTCTTAGCAATAGCGTAGAGGAAACATCATGGGATACAGAATAGAAGCAACAGGCGAGTATTTTCCAACAGACCATGCACTACGCGATTTTCTAAGAGGTAGCGTAGATGTGCCGCTGCCCATTACTTTAGAGTTTATGGAGCAGCACGGTATTGGTTCTGTCTTTGAAGGACCACAAGCCACAGGCGGCACGGTTTATCAGTACAGCCAATTTGGTGGCATAGAGCAGAAAGAAGATGGCAAGTGGTACACCAAGTATGTTTTGGGGCCAATCTTTACTGACAATGAAGAAGCTACTGCTGCCGAGCAAGAGGCTGAATACAAAGCAAGACGGGATGCAGAGCAGGCAAACAATATTCGTCAAGATCGTAACCAGCGCTTGTCTCAATGCGACTGGACGCAGTTAGATGATAGCCCCGGCAATCAAAAACTTGAGTGGGCAACGTATCGGCAGGACTTACGGGATTTGCCAACTCAGGCTGGCTTTCCTTGGCAAGTTAATTGGCCTACAACGCCGGAGGCATAAATGGGAATTAATGCTTTTACAAAAACTGGTAACACTGTCACGTTCTTGGCGGCTACGACTGCGCCTGCTGCTGTTCAGTGTTCGTCTACAACCATTGGCGGCAATCAGTACCGAATCATTAACGCAGGAACCATTACTGTCTTTCTAGGTTATGGCACGACCGCTGATGCAGCTAACAGTTCTGCACAGATTGTTACCAGCAGCCAAGCAGCATTTCCACTGTTGCCAAACACCGATGAGATTCTGACATTTGTTCCGAATGCGTATTTCACAGGAATAACAGCTTCTGGAAATGCTACTGTGTACATCACACCTGGCGATGGCCTATAAGGAGTAATCATGCTAAAGGTTGCAGGCGGTGTAGGCGGTGGTAGTAACGGCACAGTTACTTTAGTTAATACGGGTACTGGCTTAACTGGTGGCCCTATTACGACCTCCGGTACGATTGCGCTTGCAAACACAGCCGTTACTGCCGGTACTTATGGCACTGCTAGCGAGGTTTCTCAGGTTGTCATAGACGCACAAGGACGCATTACTAGCGCATCTAACGTTGCTATTGCTATTGCTAACAGCGCGGTGTCTGGCCTTGGCACGATGTCTACGCAGAATGCCAACAATGTGGCGATCACAGGTGGCAATGTTACTGCTACCAATGTTACTACTACGAATTCTTTTATTGGCGCGGCATTCCAAGCTTCAGGTAGCGCTGGTGGTACGTTAAAAAATTCAGGCGGCACACCACAAATGCAGTGGGGATCGGGCGGCGGTAACAACCTATCGCTTGAAGTTGCTACCAATATCAATCCTGCTAATGCTGCGGTCAGTATTAGCCCAACAGGTACAGGTACAGTAACAATTAATCCTGCTGGTGGTGGTTCTGCAAACCTAACCAGTGTGACTGCGGCTAATGTAACTATCACTGCTAACTTGTTTGCTAACCTAGCAACAAGCAACACAGCGGCAATGCCTGATCCTAGCTTGCCATTAGCGCCAGAAGGTTACATCACAGTCTATGTCAACGGAAACGCCAAGAAAATCCCTTATTACGGAGTCTGACAGTGGAGCCGCAGTTCTTGATCAACATTCTTTTTGCGACCGCGGGAGCCGCTTTTGGGTGGATACTGAACAGTATCTCGCGCTCAATCGTCAGGATCGAGGACAGAATTGCGGAAATGCCCATCATGTACGTCAATCGAGATGACTATCGGGCTGACATCCATGAGATTAAAGGAATGCTTGGCAAGATATTTGATCGTCTTGACCAAAAGGCCGATAGATGAGCCTAAACATGGATGCGCTGGCGACTCCGATCTTCGGAGAGCCGGACAGCCTCCGCGACTTTTTGTTTGAAAACGGTATCCAACACCAAGTCTTTTGGGAAAGACTGACTGACGCTGGCTTCTATGTGCCACGTTACCCCATCATTGATGCCGACCCGCAAGACCTTGATGACTGGCTGTTAATACATCAACAAGAACACCAGTCATACGCCACTATTCTTAACCTGAATGACCCCTTTAATCTGCTAGACTTGGATTTCAACCAAGAAGATGACTTTTACGATTGGGTAAACAGTCATTTGTTAATTCATGAGCAGATAGCACGAACACTGGGGGTGACATGATTTCCGATGAAAACTTTTTGCGCCTGTTTAATGCGGCAATGGCGCTGGCAAAACCTGTCGGGAAACCGACAATTAACGCTGAAGAAATAGATGTACGTTTTGAAAATCTGGATGTTGATAGTCTGGATTTATTGATTATTGGAATGTATTTGTGTGACGCTTTTAACGTGCCTGAAGCGGTTGGCAAAGAAATGAAACCAGAAACAGTACGAGAAATGAAAGACTTTCTGGTAAACAATACGCCAATGACATCGTTTGATGTTGAAGCTGCCTTGATGGTGGTGGTATGAGCCTATTCCTAACCTATGGGCATACCGTATCCAACCCGCAAACGACGCTGATGGAAGACATTTTGCACCCACAGCGTGTGCATTTCATACCGGAAAGCTATCAAGGTGCCAAACAAGGGTTCAAATATCCACCCCACAACCTTTCCAACATGGTGATGGCACCAGCAACGCTGGAATGGCTGCGAGAAAACCCAGCACTAGGCAAGACTGCATTCATTCTGGCGGCTGGCAATGCCCATTTTGCTGGCATCAACCCGCGCAGAAACCAAACAAATACGCAGTTGCACTATGAGTACAAGTTTCTGCCCTTCACGCTAACGCAAGTCATGGCTGGCAGGCTGGCAAATATGATCTGCCAACCCGATTACATAGCCACAGACTCCACTGCCTGCGCTTCTAGCCTAAAAGTCATGATGGACTGCCTGATGCTGGAAGCCTTTGGCTTTACCCGTTTCATCATCCTTTCCGTTGAAGACGCTGTATCTAATTCGGTTTTGCAATTCTTTGGTGACTCTGGTGCCTGCCTAACTTTGGCAGAAGAGACTACCAAAGACATTGTGCCGAGCGCCTTTGATAGCAGAAATGGTGGCTTTTACGTCGGTCAGGGCGCTGCTTTTGCTGTTTTGCAAACAGAGGGCGAGGTCAACCACTATGGTCTGACCCCAAAAGCTAGGCTGGTAGGTGCCTACCATGCAGCAGAGAAGTGGAACAACGCCATAGGCCAAGCGCCGGATGGTAAAGGCTATGTAGATGCGATTGAAGGTGCTATGCGGTATGGGGAAGTTTTCCCTACTGACATCAAAATTGTGAAGACACACGGCACTGGCACGGAATCCAATAATGTGTCGGAAAAGTTAGCATTGATGGATACTTTAAGTGACTTTGTGGCAACGTCATTAAAGCCAAAAATAGGTCACACAATGGGCGCTTCGGGCTTGCTTGAAACGCTACTTTTGCTTGACAATCT